GGTTGTCGTTCGCCACCAGCGCGGCACGCGAGCCGCGGCTGTTGACGTAGTTTACCTGCGTCAGCGCATTGAGGGAATTGAAGGTGTTGCGCTCCAGCGTCTCCGACATCTGGAGAGCCATCAGCTCGTTGGCCTTGGCGACCAGTGGGTGCTTGATGGTCATTTCGGCAACGTCGGTGATCTTCACCAGGTCGCCCCATTGCTGGCAGGTCGCCGTCACCTGCGTCAGCGTCATGCTTTCGCCCTGCGTCGGCGGAACGCCTTCGCTGATGGGCTGGAACGGAAGCGGGAGCCGATTGAAGCGCGTCGCGGTGTAGGTTACGCCGCGGCCCTTATCGAGCTCCAGTGGATCGCCGAATTTGTAGGCGCACAGCTGGCGACGCGCCAGCGGGAGCACCTGGTCGGCGATATAGTTTTCAATGTCCGATGAAAACTGAGATGCGAAGTTCGTGCCTGCCATTGTTCGGTCCCTTCCCCTGCGGGACCAACATTAGCCCCGCCTCAGAACGTGTAGTTTTCCAACCTCTTGTCCCTGGCGGTTCGCTCATCCCTGCCGCCGCTCCTGGGTGCATCCGAAGACCCACCTGCTGGATTGGCGCGCTCACGGCTGAGGTTCCCCGCCGCCCGCTTCGCCGCTCGCTCCCTGGCCTTCGGTGCCTTCTCGAGGAGCTGCTGCCCGATGAGGAAGGCGGCTAGGGTCTGCCGCGGCACTGTCGTTCCCGATGCCCGGAGTTTCGCAAGCTCGGTCTCCACCTTATCCTTCACCTTGGCGAGCGCCGGGTTGGCTGCGCACGCTGAGGCAAATTCGGCTCTGTCCGTGCTGTCCGCGATTTGGCCGCGTAGGCTGTTCAGTTCGCCGTTAAGATCGGTCGCCGTTTTCCGGGCGATGTACTCTGCGCGTTCCTCGGGGAGCATTGCCGCTAGGCGGGCTTGCTCTTCGCGTTGCGCGTCCGCATGGCTGGTTCGGGATTGTCCTGCGAGGATCTCGTTGGCGCGCCGCTCGGCGGCCTCGGCCCTTTCGCGGGCTTCCCGAACTTCCCGGTCCAGCGCCTCGATCCGAGCCTGGGCTCGCGAGGGCCTTTTCGCTGGCGGCTCGTCGTCGGCATCTGGATCATCGCCCGCTTGCGGGTCCTGAGGGTCTTCATCGTCCTGCGGATCGTCAGGGCTATCCTGCGGATCGTCGGTGTCGTCGAAGTCCTGGATGTCGTCGAAGTCGTCGCCGTCTTCCGGGTCCATGTGTTCGGTACTTCCTAGCCGATAGCGTCGGCAAGACGGGGTTGGTGAGGTACGGCCACCAGTCGAGGTGTAGCGCGAGAATAAGTCACGCTAGAGCATAGTGTCAAGCGCGGTAAATTCACGCGACATCGAGCACCCACTCATCCCACCAAACGGCCATCGTCCAGACCAGCACGCTCATTCCTTCCGCGGCATCTCTACAGAGCCGGCGCGGGCCATCTGGTCGGGGTGAATCTGGCCGGGAGCGCCGGGCTGCGATTGCGGCGGTCTCGGCTGTCCGCCCGGCGTCGGCCCACCGCCGCCCCCGCCCTGTGCCTGCGGCATCGAAGCGCGCATCTTCTGCATCGCCTTCGCCGACAGGGCGCTCTGGTGCTTCACCATGTGCTTGCGGATCGTTCCGTGCGGATCGCCCGACTGCATCGCCTGCTGGTGCACCTGAAGATGCTGCGCGTCATCGTCGCTCGGGTGAATCGGCGTGTCGAAGCCGTGCAGCATCATGTCGTTCTCAACCTGCGGGTCGATCGAGATGACATCCTCCTCGCTGAAGATCTGCGGGGCGAGCACCGGCCCGAAGAGGTTCTCGACCATCTGACTGATGACCGGCGCTAGGTTGAGCTTGTAGCCGGGGTACGACTGCGGCGGGATTTTACCCAACACGTTCACCCCGGCGATCTGCTGCTGGAGCTTTGCCGCCGTCTTCGCCGCCTCGACCCCGAACCAGCGGAATTCCACCTTGCGGTCGACCTGGATCGGCTCGAGGTCTTCCATCGCCATCTTCTGCCCGACCGGCCCGAACTGGCGAATGGTGATGGCCTGGTCGCGAAACTGGTGGTCGAACTCAAGGATGAGCGTCAGCAGCGGCGAGAGGATGCCCTCTTCGAGCACCGTCACCGCGTCGGCAGTAGTGATGATGTCGACCTGCTGCTCCTGCGCAATCTCGGCCTGGTTCATCTTCCGGTTCTTGCCGGTAGTGCCGGGGATCATCGCCGGGTTGACGCTCAGGGTCTGGAATATCTGAGCGCGAATCTCCATCACCCGCTCGACGCCATCCTTCCACATGTCGGGAAACTTGGCGAACTGCGTGTCGTTCGGCGAGGTCTCCCAAATGGCGGCGGGCGCGAGCACCAGGCTCCCGAGCTTCGGGTTCTTCACCGGGTCGGTCATAATGATCGGGAGCAGCGAGAAGTGGCCGCTGTCGGCCGCCTCGTTCACCGTGTCGTTGGCGAGGATGTGGAAGTCGAGCACCGACGCCACCGGAGCCTTGCCCTTGACGACGCCGCTCGTCCGCTCGACCGGGCACGACAGCACCGGCACGCGGTCGCACCAGTACGGGTTGCGCTTGATCGACAGGAAGATGTTCTCGCCTATCCACAGGATGCGGCACAGCCGGCGCTCGCCGTCGATCGTCAGCTTGGCCCAAATCTCATAGACGATCGCGAGCTTGCCGCCGCGCTCGACCTTGATCCCGGCCGCCGATCCCTGGGCCTTCGGGATGTCCGCTTGGTTCGGTTTCTGCGGCTGCGAGCTCATCGCATCCAGCACTGCCTCTCCCGTCTTCTTGTCGAACTCCTTCTTGGCGATGCGGCGCTTGATCTCGCCCTTTGTCCAGCGCCGAAGGATGCCGACAGCGCCCCCGCTTTCGATCGCCTGCTCGATGCTCTGCGCGGTAGCCGGAACAACGACCACATCGGCATCAGACAGCACTTCTAGGCGAGGCCCGCTATCGACGACCTCCTCCTCGTCCTCCATGTCCTCGACCGGCTCGGCAACGTCTTCGGGCACTTCTTCGCCGTCGTCCATCTCGACCGGCTTCTTGACCTTGCGGGTGACGTGGCGGGTCGTCTCTTCCCACCCGACGTAGAGGTTGTACTGGCCTTCGAGATCGCCGTTGACGAGCAGCGGGTCGACGATGTTGGTCTTGAGCTTCAGCTGCCGGATGTAGTGCTCGAGAAGGCTGACGAGCGCGTAGGGCGTGCCCTCGGGTCCTATGGACTCGATGTGCTTCTGGTTCTCGGGGAACAGCTGGTTGGAAAAGCGGGTGCGCCGGGCCTGCACCGCGTCCTGCACGAACGGCGTACAGATGGTGCTCGTGCCGTGGTAGAACTGTCGGTCGCTGAGCGTGCAGTTGTAAGCGTCCCAATGGTCGAGGATTGCCTCGCCGCGGTCACTTTGGCCCTGTTCGAAAGCCTTGAGAACGGCATCGGCGATCTTCTTCGCCTCCTCCTGAACCTTAGCTCGCTTCGAAAGCTCGGCGTCGCGTTCCAGTGCCATCTTACCTCCTCGCCGACAAGAAGCGGCGCCCCGTGTTGGTGTAGTCGTAGCCGATGCCCTCACGCTCCTGCGTGAAGCCGGTGACGGTGAGCCCGACGAAGCACTCGATCGCTTCGAGCACGGCCTGGTACGGCCCCGGCTCGGGCTTCGCTTCAAGCACTCCTACCCGCGTCAGATAGCGGCAGTAGCCGCCTGCAAGGCCGTTGAGCGTCCATGTGGCGTTGCTGGAGACCCGCACCGCGGGGAAGCCCTTGGCGTCGCGGCTGAGCATGTCCGCCAGTCCCGCGGACCCCGCCTGCTGGTCGCCGCCGCACTGCACGTCCATCGGCACCAGCCGCGCGGCCTGGACGATCCCCTGGTTGTTGTACTTGTCGAAGTGCTGCGGCGGAAACACCGCCACCATTCGCTGGCTGACTTCAAGCTGCGCCTCGCGCACGATGCCAGGAATGACTTCGAGCGGGCGGCCTTCGCGGAACCAGTCAGCGATGACGTAAAGCACGCCGTCGCCATACTGGACGATTGCCGCCCCGACGCCGCCCTGCGTCGCCCCGATCGCCAGCCACGGCTTGGCCCCGACGACCCGGCGCAGTCCTTCGAACACATGGCGGTCGGTGAAGTTGTCGTGGATCGGTGCGCCGGGTTTCAGCTTCAGCGCGTAGGCAAGGGCGTTGGGGGTGTCTATGCGCCCCGTGGGGAAGCCGAGCAGCTGGTCCCTGAGGTCGGGCAATTCCTTGGCGAACTGCACCTGACGGGCGCGAAAATAGGGCTGCAAGGCGCCGATGAAGTCGAGCTTGCCCTTGGGCGCGCGAAGCGCCCTGAACGGGATCGACATGCCGCGCTTCACCTGCTCGGTGCGGATCGGCTGAAGGAGGAACTCGTTGAGGCCGTCCTCTTCGACCCCGATCCATACGGGCGGCAATTCGGTCGAGGTCGCGCAGTCGAACACCGCGTCGACAATCTCGTTGGGGAGCAGCTGCCGCCCCCAGGCGTCCCACACGATGAGC